CTAATGGTTTGCGTGTGGAGTTGGTCATCGGCTGGAAGAACCTAAGCTTATGGGGGCCTGCCTAGCAACCATTTTGCACATGGCGATGAACTCTTGGCAGTCCATTGCCCCCTTGGCTTTATTGACTTCGCTATCGAGCCATTGAAGGTTCGACGCGTCGTTTGTCCCGCCCCTCGACAATGGTATTTTGTGATCCAAAGCCGCAATCTCTGGCGTTAATCGTTTGCCAGACAACGCGCATTTGTAGCCTTGGATTTCAAGAATTGTTTTTAGGGTAGCCGAACTAACCTTGTTTTCGCTGTCTGCGCCTCTACCCTTAAATCGGAAATGCTTCTTTGCTTTATTCAATCCCTCAAATCCATTCGCCCTGCTTTGCTCTGTTAAATGCCAAGACACGGTATCCCTAGAAACTGCAAAATCCCGAGCAACTTTTAAAGCATCGCCTTTGCTTTCTAGCCACGCTCTCCAGTACGCAACACCTTTCGATTGCGTCTCTTGTGTGCATTCCTCGACGCTTGCTGAATCTTCCTGTCCCATTTTGCATCCTCTTCTGAAACACGTATAGTCTTTAGTCTGTTCAATCGCTCTTTAGAAATCTTGCTTTCCCAAGTCCAAAGTTTCTGCCGCTCAAGCCTAAACACAGGCTCAAACCTGCTGTTGATCGATGATAAAGCCGCTTGGCATCTTTTGTCCCATCGGGTCTTTTGTTTTTCGTCCAGCTTGCAAGCTTGCGCCCTGCATAGCCTCCACCATTGATAGCCCTCTGAAATAGCCTTTCGCTGCTTGCTTTGCTCTGATCGGTATTTGCGTTTTGCTAGTTTCGACTTATTAGCCGACGATCTAATCCTGCCGGTTCTATCGTAGCCTATGCTTCCCTGAAACGCCGTTTGGCAGTCTTTGTTGCAAAACTGAAAACGCGCTGTCGAAACGCTTCTTTTCCTGACTGTCCCGCCGCAATGGCAACACGAATAAACCAATCGGCTTGCTACGTTTTGAAGCCTGCATTCAGCGGTACAATAGAAGCTATCTCGCTTAGCAAACCAAACGCCGCATCCCTTGCAATGCTTGCCGTGCTTTGATTCCTTATGCGTAACCCTATCTTGCTTAGCCTTGTCGCAACATGCCTTGCATCGCTTCGCCTGAGCGTGATAAACCTTTGAAGATACGCCAACCCCGCAAATCTTGCAAGGAGATAGTCTGTCGCTGTTGCAAGCCTTACACCCGCACCCTTTAAGGTAATGCGACCCTGCATTCTTGAGGTTAATCAGTTTCCCGCATCGATTGCATCCGATCAAAATCGGCTTTCTCCACCCGGCAAAAACGGATTGCGAGTAATCGTAAAGATCCCCATTGGCCCGCTTGCTAGCTTCGATGAATGTCGCTGTGTCGATGACTCGGAGCTTTATCACGTTTGCTTCTCCTGCCACTCGACATTCTTCCCGCTCTTAACCCGTGTAATCTCAACGCCTGTAGCACTGACGATCTCGACCGACCATTGATACCAACCCGGTCGAAGCTCTCCCGTAACCGTCTTCGCAACGTCAAAATCCAAGTAAACATTCCCGCCTGTTGCGTCGGTCACGGTCCCAGTAGCGACGAATTCATTCACCCCCTCGTCATCCTCATACCGCATCCCAAATCGAGCCGTCGATGTCGCGATAACGTAGCCGCTAGGCAACGCCACGGTCCATCTGAACCGCCTTCCGTTGGCCGCTAGGTAATCATCGCCGATTATCAATGGGCTTGTCAGTTGGCCCGTTGCGGTGACTGGGGTTGATACGTTGACCGTCCCGCCCGCCGTAATCAATGCCGTCTTATCCCTGATCTCATCCAGTATCCCGCTCGTCGGATCTGTTGGCGTAGTTCCGCTCGTAGGTACGCCAAGGATTGCCCTAATCGCCGTCCGCTCATTCGCTGTCCAATCCGTTCCACCGCCACCGCCACCGGCTGGGGCCATGCTCAATGCGATGGTATCAAAACGGAATTGCCCCGCTCCATCGCTTTCGATCATGCTATCGAGCCTGCTAAGGGCTTGGGTCGCCGCTACCGCTGTCGCAATCTCAGTTGCCGCATCCGCTGCCAAGCCCGCCGCAGTAAACCAATTAGCCGAGAATGCCGCCGAGGTTATTACGCCAGCCTGTAGTGCGTGAATATCCGCCGCGATATGGCCGGATCCCGCGCCGGTCACCTGCACCGATCGGTTGTTGTTGTTGCTTATTAAGATGTGCTTGCCAAAGCTATCGGTAACCCAGGTCGTTGTCGTCAATGCGTTCCAAACCGCCGTTGGAATTGCATCTACCGCGCCGTTGGCCGTCAGCGCATTGGCCCCAAGCTCATCGACTTTTGTGACAAGTGCCACCGATCCGTTTTGAGCCCCAAGGCCAGTTCCGGCCAATAGGCTGAATCCTGTTTTATCCGAAACCGTTGCCGTGTATCCGGTCTTGTCGCCATTCGTCGCAACATAAACCCGCCCGCTTACGGTTGATTCGCTAGTAAGCACCGTCACGCTAGCCGGAATGCAACCCGTTTTCTTGGCGATCAAAACGAATGAAGTATAGTTGGTCTCGGCTTGCGTTGGCGTGTAAACAACGACGCCATCGGTCGAGTACGCAACAGTCCCAACGCCGTCAGCCTCAGTACCGCCAAAGGGCAAAACTCGAACGGTCACGCCTGCCGTTTGAACCGCTCCATCGCTGATCTGAATGACTGGACCAATCGAGATTCGTTCTGGGCTTGCTGCGTTGCGTGGGTACATTAGACACCGCCTCCGATTAGTTGTGATTGACGCCTAGCCCAGTACGCTTTGAATCCTGCTGCCGCTGGTCGCGATCGATGCGGGCTTGCACCGATACCATAGCCACGGCCACGCCTGTAGATCTCGCGTGCCTCAGAAGCGGTTATCCCCACGCCCCAAATCGTAACGTCGTCAATGACGCCAGGAAACGGAAAGGAGCTTCCAGAGTATCCGTCTCCGATCGAATTGATCGTAAAAGTCCCTGCTACAAGAGTCGCCGCACCAACCGAAACCCCATCGACAAAAAGATTGATTGTTGATGTTGCAGCGGTGCTAGGTGTGGAAAAAATGCAATAATGCTGAAATGCCGTAAAACTGCTTACGCTGGAAAACTCGACGTTCCCCGCCGGAATTTGAAAACGCAAGTAATTCCCGGATCGAAACCAAATGTAGCTGTTGGTCGCGCCAGTATTTCCGATGGGCATCCCGATCGCACTAGCACCTCTTTGCTGGGCCCAAAACGATATGGCAAAATCGAGGGTACTGAGGCTCAAAGCATTGACTGATACGCGATCGTTTGACCCGTCGAAATCCAAAGCACCCTTTCCCCCTGATACCACCCAATCGCTAGCAGGGTCCATGCTTGTCAGCGTGCCATGATTCGACCGTCCTGAGCGATCAACCAAGCGAAAGCCCGTAGCACCCGCAGAGGGACACCATCTACCGACGATATTTTGCTGCCGTACTTGGGCCATGCTTAAACCGTTTCGTAAACGCCCTGAATTCGGATCTGGTGATTCCCTGCCGTCGAGTTAAGGTTGGCTGCTGTATTGTGGGTCACGAAAAGCACGAAAGCAGGGGGGCAAGTTCCGCCGAATAAATCGCGGATTGATACGCCAGAAAAGTGATAGTCTCGATCGCTGGTTGCATCTGTAGCCATTTCAGCAACGAGCCTGCAAATTGCGTTTTTGTGGTTGGCACTTGTGATCGTCTCAGCCGATGCCGTCCCATCAAAAACATCCGGCCAGTTTGTTCCGTCCCATGATGCCACGGCCCAAACTTGGATCGATTTGGCCGTCGTTGGGCTTGTTCCCGTGCGAATCTTGCCACTAATCAAGTAATCGAGGTATTTATTGGTTAAATTGCTGATTGAATTGGACTCAGCCCCCGCGAGTAGATTGGTATCGCTTGCAAGACTGGCAATCGTGATCGTTGCGTCTGTTGCTGCTGGGTAAGCTAAAAGGATATCGGCCATGCTATGCCCCCATCATCTTTCGAGCGTTTTGAACTAATCCAACGCCTAGCGTGCCGATGCCGTTATGATCGACCCATCGAACGGTTTGATCTGCCAAAGCCAACAGTTCGTCGGCCATTGCTTGCGTAGCAAATTGACACTGGACTAAGGCTTGCACCATTCCGCGCGTAGCGGGTAAATCCATGTCGACCGTCTGGAGCCTTGGCGAATTGATGTATTCAAGAATGTTAATTGCCGTCTCCTGGCATGGATGGTTGCCGTTTGTCCTCGCAAGCTCCAACTTGGCTCGATAGCCGTTCCTCGATGAATGCTCTACCACCATCCAGAGGTCAACAGGCTTGCGTACCGCTACAGTTTTCGCGTTAATTGCATCCGCTGCCGCTTGGTCGCTCATCGAAGCGTATTCGGCTTTTGAAAGCTCGTCGATCAGTGCTTGGCTCATCGCTTTTCCTCCCTTGCGGTATGCCCGATGTGATTAACTTGGCTCTGCAATTGCCAGTAAAGCTTTCTCAGCTCGTCTCTGTCGTCTTTGCACTCGACCAACTCTTTTGCCACCGTTTCGGTAAGGTCTTTTCGGATGGTTGAATTCTGGAAGTAAAGATGGACAACAGCACCGGTTAAAGCCCCTACGATGGTAGTGGCAACACCGATAAAGGTTGTGTCGTTCGATGTCATTTGAGCCAAGAAAAGCCAACTCATCGCACCGCCTCCGCTGCTTGCTCCAAGGTTGTGTAGCCTGTCAGGGTCGCTTTTTTGTCGCCCGATTTTATTTCAAAGGTCGGCGTTCGCCCGTAGCTGTGAGGCTCATCGAAAATGGCAACCTCCCACTTAGCATCCATAAATCTTTGCATTTCACACCGCTTCCATCGGTCGCAAGGCTCGCACTTTTGGTCTTTAGGGGCCAGGAAGACTAGGATCTCGCGTTTGGTTGCTTCGTGCTTGTCGCTTGGACTTGGCTGCGGGTCGATCGGCTCAACTGTAAAGGATTCCTTGACAGTTGCGACTTCTTCGATCAACGGCGTAGTGTCCATCAAGTCGCATTGCGTAGGATCCTTAGCCGGTTCGCTACAAAACCAAAACAATCCAAGCAACAAAACGACCATGATTACCGGCCCTCCTTTTTCGTTCATCCTAACGGCCTATCCTTCATCCAAGATACCGCCCTTGGTCCCGGCGTCGACAAATCTGATACGCCGACGATTGAGGTGTATTCGTGTCGGCAAAGCTGATCGATAACCGATGGGGCAATTTCGGTCCAAGAGTCGTTTGCGTGACTGTTCAACCGCCAGATGTAGTTCCGGCCGCGCGAGTCTTTGCGTTTGGAGTAGCCCGCCAAGCAATAAGCATGGCCGCCGCCGCTGCGCAGACTGACCGACTCAAGTACCTTGTTTTGCGAATAGAACGATCCGTTCCATAGAGTGCCAGCAAAGCCGAGTCCTACGCCAGACGCAAAGTAGTTTTTGATTGCGTCATACGAATCAAGCCAAGTATGCGAGCGAATCTTAAAGGGGCTTGCAAGCGTCCGCATTTCGTCAGTAATAAGTGTTTTGGCGTTTCGCGGGTACGGAGTCGAATATGGCAAGTGCTTGTAAGGTAGGTAGCCGATGTTTGCGCTAACCCACAATCCGCCGCTTACCGTCGATCCTCGATCCACGCCGAAAAGCCCGTTGCCGTCTCTCCGCTGCGTTTCGATGTAGGTAAACGTAGGGGAAAACTGCCTTTCCTCGCTGATAGCCCCGTGAGACAAAGCCCAAAGGCCCTCGCCGCAATTGGTATTCCCAAAGGCCCCGCAAGAATTCATTTGCCCTTGGTCGTCATGCCTGATTAGCTTCCGGAAGTCAATTTCCTCCGGAGCCTCGTAATCGCCGACGCGAATCCCAAGCTCGGTCGATGTCGCTCGGATCTCGTCGCGGTTCTCGATTGTGGGGTCGTAGCCGGAGAAAAAATCACTCATCGTCTGCGATCACCTCCAGGCTTTCGAGCATCGGAACGACGACAAAATCAAAGAGCGCATCAGCAAGGATTTTGGTTATCGCAAACGGAGACGCTGCGACAAGCAACGCAAACAAAACCGCCCGAGCCCCATACCGCCTTGCCCGCTTCATTCTGGATCCTCCAGCCCTCTCGGATCGCCAGGGCCCAGCGTGCCATCGGGCAGTATATCGTATTTGATATGATCGAGCTTTTGGGCCCCCATCGGATTGGATCGCTTGAGCCTCGACACCTTGAGGCCTAAGAAATAGCCCGAGAAGAAGCACCCCGCCAAGAATGCCCCAACGCCAAAAGGCCCTGCCCATAGGACAAGCTGAACCAAATACCAAGTGAACAATCCGATTTCAGTCATTACCAAGCCCTCGAAATTTCTCTGTTGATTCGTGCTATTTCCGCTTCACGCCCCGCAAACGTCACGGGCAATTTTAGTTCATCGATCGCCGTGTACACTCGGTCGAGGGCTTCGCGATTCTTCCCGCCTGCATTGTCCGAGATGAACTTGGTCCATTGCTCTTGGTCTTTGATTTCGCCCGTTTCGATCTTCGCCGCTGCATCGAGAAAGGCTTGCTTGTAAGCCGCCCTAATTGATGGAATCGTCGACCGGACCACGGCAGTTACTCCGGCCGGCTTAGATGAATCACCCCCTCCCTTTGGTTGCTGGTTCATCACGTAGAGGACCAAGCCCCCAATGATTAGCCAAGGAATCCAGTTGTCTTTTTGCTTCGCCATCCGTCTCTCCAGTTTGCCCCCTGCCAACTCACCGAGCCCTATACATCGGAAAAGTTCGGGTTGGCTAGGGGTTATTCGTCGTCGCTTTCGTCGTCACCGTCAAATTCACCCGCATCCCAAGCCGTCTGAAGAATGTACCCCATCGGAGCATCGGACGCATCGTAAGCCGAAAGATAGCCGTTGTCTTTGGCCCATTTCCAGACCTTGAAGGCCAGTTGAATCAGCGCGAAAATCATCGCGATTGTTGCCGGGTCGAGACCGTAAAGACCGACAAGCTTCGAGCGAAGAGCCCTTCGAGCCTTGCGAGTGTTGCCGTCTGCATCGGCGTAGGCCTGGGCAAAATCCGCGTTGTGCTTGCGGGCTAGCTCCTGGAGTCTTGGGAATGCAATCACTTTGCCACCTCAGGCTTGCGAATGCCGCGACTGACAAGCCAGCCGGTAATCAAGATCGTAGCGTTGTCGGTCAGCCATTTCAGTTGAGTCTCGTCGAATGGCAATCGATCCTTCAAATAGACCGAAACGACCAACGCAACTAGCCCTCCAACAAAGGCTTTGTTGCGATCTGATGCAAAAAATCCGCTCATCGTTGAAATCTCCTTTGCTAACATCTTATCCCCAGTCAAGGGGCTTGACAATCACCGGGGCAAATTTTTGTCATGGCCCCATTTCCAGGTTGCCGATCAAGGCATTGACGTTATCGGGGTCCAGCTTGTGCGCCTGAGCGTGTTTTCGGATCTCCTCGAAGGTAAAATGCTCGGCATACGCTGCAAGCCCAATAGTGTCCATGTACCGAACGATTTCGGGCAGGCTCAGCAGCATGGCAAATTCTGCCGTCTTGCTCAGTTTGGCTTGCCTTGTCAATCGCAACGCTTTTCTCGCGACATTGCCCGCGCCGAACTTCCTCCCGTGGATGTGTTCGCTCGCTTCGATGTGGCTGAGACACTGTTGCAACGCCTCACGCAAAATTCTAACTTTCGACATTTTTCAAATCTCCAGGATGCGGAGCCGGAGGGCTCCAGGTACACAAAATCGCATTTACGCAAAACAAAAACGCCGCCGGGCAGGAAAGCAACGCCAGACTGTGGAAAAACTCAAGGATAATCCAAGTCGGATGGATCGACGCCAAGTCGCCCCAAAAGAAAAGCACCGCGACGGATCGCAAGGCCCAGAGGCAGGATTGGTAGAGTTTGGTCACGCTTTGCCCCTCCTTCGCTTCTTCGCCACCGGCTTGGACTTTGGCCGCTTTTTGATTTTGCGTGGCAAGAATAGCCCTAAGTGCTCGTTCATGGCCTCGAAAATTAGCCCGCTCAGGGTCATATCCATCGCTGCCGCTTGCCTGTCCCATGCCGCCCAAGCCTCTTCGGGCTGGGAGATGTTTTTGCGTTCGGTCATCTTGTAAAAACCCTCGATTCTGCTTCCCCCTCAAGCATAAACATTGGCAAGTTTCCTGCTTTTGGCGTCCACTGCCAAAACGTCGCAACAACCTTTTTCCCTTCAATCATGTCGCCCAGTTTGACTGGGTGGGATTTTCGCATTGACTCAAAATAACCGTTCATTTTACCTCCTGAGTTGAGCCGTACTCGTTTTCAAACTCTGGCCGAGGCCCGATATAGCACCACCACGCAAACTCCGGTTCGCTTTGCGGTGCTTGGAATGTAACACCGACCAGCACCGGAGCAATGTTTTGCTGCCCACCACCGCAAGCCCAGATGCCGGGATGCGTTACGTATCCCCACTCGAAGCGGAATTTTTCCTTGCCGTAACTAGCTAAATGATGGTTTTGCGATGCCTTTTCGCAGTTGATTATGTTTTTGCGTTCGGTCATTGGGTCACCTCGATGATCGTTCCGACTGAATCGCATGGGCCAACGTACCACTTCGCGACCGTAAGCATAAACACTTGCCCGTCGTCATTGTAGGCGATTTCATTCAAGGCATCGAGGATTGCCTTGCCGACATTGTCCAGGTCCGGCTTTGTGGTCTTTGGTTCTAGCTGTTGCCGTCGCTTCTTGCTGTGGCTCTTTGGTCGGTCGAACAAACAAACGATCCGAATTTCAACCGGCCCCTCTACCACTTCGCCGCCTGCGTTGACGTAAGCCAACCTGACTGCTTGCTTGTAGGCGTGAATCGGATGGTCTCGCTCTGTGTAGGCCCTCGCAAAGCCGTTCTTTGTCGAAACCTTGACTCTTGGCTGGGCGATCGGTTCGCCTGGAATAAAGATCTTCATTCGCCCACCTCCTTAATCAATCGCTCAAGCTTAGCGAAAAGTTTCTCGCTTGGTCGCTTGCCGGTCTTATAACAGGCGATGTACTCATCCTTGGCCTTTACCAACTCGCGAAGTAGCCTGCATTCCATAACTAGCATCCTTCCAGCTTCGCTGCCGCTTGCTATCGCCGCTGCTTCGGCTTCCGTGATTTTTCTAAACTTGCTCATTCGCAGACCTCGATCCTGCATTGGTCCCATTGACCGCTCAACTCTTGCTCTTCGTTGACACAAAGAAAAGGGAATCGCTCCAGCTCTTTGACCGTGCAATAGCGATGGAATTGGCCGCAATTGGAAACGAACATGTAGGCGTTCTTTGGTCCGTGGTGAATCGATTTCAAGAAGCCTTCCGTTCCATGCCTCTTATGCCCCGGCGAAACAAATCGCACCGCATCGCCGACCTTGATGGGGTCGCTCGAACTATTCGGGATTTCCGAAGAGTTGGCCGGCTCGACGGGTCGGCATTGCTTCCTGCCAGCCCAAAACCAGTTATCCTTACCGCTCGGCGTGACCTTTATCAGGCTCTCGCAGGGATCAATCACCTTGCACTTAATCCAGACAAAATCGCCTGCCTTCACTTGCCCGCCCTCCTTGCTGGATGGGTCTTGTTTGTCAATTTCGTGATCCATTGCCTAAGCCCCTTGTTTCGTTCCTGTAGTAGTTTGACCCGCATTTCCAGCCAATACACTTTGTCTTGGAGTTTGCGGGTCTTTTCGTCGTCGGTCATCGTCGCACCTGCGCCGCTGCCAAATCCGCTAAAACTTGGTCCCGAGTCGCGTAGTGTTCCGCTTTGGTGATCTTGCCAAGCTTGCATTGCTCGCCGGACTCAAGCACCCTGGCAATGAATGGCCGCAGCGAAACATGGCTGTAATTGCCCGTCGGTTCTTCTCTGTTGCGAATCATGTCAACCAGTTGCGTCTTGCGTGCGTTTACCCGATCCTGCAAGACAACCGCCCGAAGGTGTAAAGCAAAATCGCCTAGCTCGTAATATTGAGGCCTTGGCAGTTCGTCCTTGGACCATCGATAAACCACGGAGATAGCTTCCTGGGTTGTAATGTCCCGGAGGGTCATTGCCCAAGCGTCGATAGTTCCGAGCACGCTGCTTGTCTCTTTGTTCAGGTAGGTGCCAAGGCTCGGAAAATGGATCATGGCGATTCGCGTAAAAAATTCTCGATTCTCAGACGTTTCCATTGTTCATTTCCTCGATAAGCTTGAGGGTCTTTTCTGCGTTGGTAAGTTTTCTGCTGGGTTGGGCTCCTGTCGCTGGCCCGCCGACCGGCTTTAGCAAGCCCTGCCCGCCGTCATCGTGGCAAATGTTCTTGGCCCCGATCCGAATCGAAAACTCGATGTCTTTCAGGGCCTTGGCTTCACCCCTTCGGAGCAAGTCCATAATCACCGCGTCGGCTTGAGCCTCTGGCATCCACTGCCCATCCTTCGCGAATCGGAAGTCCAGCCATCGGACCCAATCCTTTTTGAGCCAATTAGGCAGTGTATCTATATTTGAATACTCTTCTCTTCTCTTCTCTTCTCTGGTCCCCTGTTCCGTCCCGGTTTTGTCCCCCGGTTTGTCCCCCTTGCTAGGGGACAGCTTTATACGCTGCATAGCCTTCTTTTTCTGGCCTTTTGCACGTTCTTTCGCGCTTTTCGACAGGTGAACCTCGTACCCGGGAATCGAAACCACGCCATCCTCGACGTATAGCCAGCCGACCGAAACTAGAGCGTCTGCAAACCCGTCCCTCCCTGCGACCCTATCTAGTCCCTTTTTTGTCCCCTTTACTTGGGGACAATCTGGGGACAGATTCAGGTCGACCCAAAGCCAAAACGCGACTAGATGCCCTACCACTTCATGGGGCGAAGCGTCGAGCGTGTCGGCCAGCAGCATAACCTCGGGCTTGCCCAATAGCCCATGCTCGATTTTGATCCAATCACCGGCCATCATTTCACCCTCAGTTAAAACCACCAAACAATAATCTAGCCGCCGTGTTTTTCGAGTAGGTCGTTAGCATCTCCGAAAGCCTGTTCCGCCTCGTCGATATGCTGCCAGCCCAAGAGGGGTTCCGAGTGGGTGAGGATCTTCCTCAGCACCTCCAGCAATCTTGGAGCGTCGGCCATCAGTTCGGCGTTGGCTTGCGTCTGTGCGGGTTCGCCATCGCCACCGTCGAGGCTAGCTAATCGCTGGCCGTCTGCTGTGATCCTCCATGTATTTTTGTACGCCTCGGATTCCTGAAACCCCCACGGACCCGGAGTGAATTTCGATTTTGCCATCATATTTCCTTTCAAGTTAAAACCGCCCCACACGGAGCGTAAAAGAGCCGCCCCTAGCGAATACCGCCGGGAATCAATTCGTCTGCGATACTGTAAAGCTCGGCGAACAATACGCCGATAGCCGCCGCATCTTGAGCCGAACAAAAATGGATCATGCAATCATCCTGAATATCGAAGTGCCAATTCGAGCATCCGTCCCATTTAATCGAGCCATGCAAAAACCGCTCGGCTTTTGACAAGTCGTCCGTTGGGTTTGGCCTCGATCCGGTCGGCAAGTTCCATAGGGTAGTCGGTTCGCTCGAAAGGATCTCGAATACCTCGAACTCGCAATAGTGCTCAAACGGCTTACAAACGATCGTAAACACCGCTTCCCCTCTAGCCGCAACAGTCCTCAGAATCTTTTCGTTTACGTCGCTCATTATTCGCCTTTCAAAAGCCATTGAAACAAAAATTAAAAGAGCCGCCCGCCCGTTAGGACGGACGGCCCTGGGGCAAACGGCGGAAGTTTCAACGCCACTTGCCAACGGTCGTTTGGGCCGATTAAACCCGGCACGATCCGCGCACCAGTCCGTGAGGAAATTCCTCTTAGCGGGATTCTTGCCAGTAGACAGCAAGCACCTTTGCCGAGGTGGACCAGCCTCTTTGGGGTCAAAATAAAACGCCTTGCTCCAATCGCTTCAAACTGATTTCGACGTACTCAGGATTAAGTTCGATGCCGACATACCGGCAACTAAGGCCCCTAGCCACCATCGCCGTAGTACCCGATCCGCTGAACGGGTCAAGCACAACGCCTCCCTCCCTGCATCCTGCCATGATGCAAGGTTTAACTAAGTCGGCAGGCATTACCGCGAAGTGCGCCCCGCTGTAAGGCTTAGTTGTTATGGTCCATACGGAGCGACGATTGCGGATCGTTGGCGCGATTCCTTCGTGATAGCGGGCTAGAAACGAGTTTATCCCCGCGTTGCCGCCTCCAGTACCGTGCGTCTCGCGAGTGTCGGTAATCTTTCGGCCTGGCTTTCTGTCGCATACCGCTTCCTCGCTAATCGCTTCGGCATCGTAGTAATACCGCTCCGACTTGCTTAGCAAGAAAACGTACTCATGCGCCTTGGTACAGCGATCCGTGACGCTCTCAGGCATCGGATTCGGCTTGTGCCAAATAATGTCCTGCCGCAAGTACCAGCCGTCGGCTTGCAATGCAAACGCAACGCGCCAGGGTATGCCGATGAGGTCTTTGGCTTTCAATCCTTCGGGTACTTTGTCTATGCTTTGCATCCCACCCGCAAGATAAGTCGCTTTTTGACCAACCCCCATTTTGTGTACTGTGTTCATTTTTGATTGAACACCGCCGCCATTTCTTGCGTAGCTATCACCAAGGTTAAGCCATAGCGTTCCGTCGCCTTTCAAAAGCCGCTTGACTTCGCGGAATACCTCGACCATTCGAGCAACGTATTCCTCCGGCGTAGACTCAAGCCCTATTTGGCCGTCGTGGCCGTAGTCACGCAAGCCCCAATAAGGAGGCGAAGTAACGCAGCAATCTATCGACTCGCTCGGCATGGTTCGCATCACCTCGCAATTATCGCCGCAGATTATTCTGTTGGTTTTCATCGAGTAGCCTTTCAATCGGTTAGGGTTGCGGGTCTAGTTTCTTCGCTGGCTTGCTGCTCAAACTCTTTTGGCTCGCCGAGTAAGCGACTTTTGATTCGATCTCTCGAACATCGTAAATCACTTGCCAGCCTGTCGCCTTATGGCAAAAGACCCCTTCGATCTCAACCTCGCAGGGGATTCCGCTCTTGTCAAGGATTACGGTTTGCCCTGGTTTGAACTTTACTTCCCATTCGCGATTCATCTATCCACCTCCAAAGAATTGAAACTTAAAACTTCCATCCATTGACCCGAAGCACCTCGAGCGCAAACAGGCAAGCCGTCGCAACAATCGCGCCCGTCATTAGCGTCAACGCGAACTCGCCATTCAACCTATCTAGCTTCCGCTCGATCCGGTCGAGTTGGCTTTCGTCGTCAGGGGGTTGGTAGGGATTCATTACCAGTGCCTTTCCTTGGCGTGACCTTCGACGATTAGCCGCCTGTTAATTGAACCCTGGAAAAAATTCTGCGTTCCTTGGGCGTCTGCGTAATCCATATCTCGCTCCATGTCTGCCTCGCTCTTGTACAGCACCGCCAGAAATCGCCCGTACTTGTCCCGCTTGGCCTTAGTCTCTAGCTGGATCGTCTGTACGTAGATCGCCTCAAGGGGTTGCAGTACCTCCCGTAGCCACGCCTTAGCCGCCTTGCCCTCAGCGGTATTCATCTCAGGTGCATCGATGCCGTAGAGCCTGAATCGCTCTTTGCGTGACGTGTCGAATCCCAGGTCAACAATCAGGTCCACGGTATCGCCATCGACTACGCGGATTAATCCGGCTTTGTAGATGTAGATCATAGCCCCTCCCCTTCCGTTTGTTTCTCAATTAATGCCCTGGCGAATTTAAGCCCGTTGATGAAACCAATATGCCCGCAAAGCAATTCGTGGTAGCCCAAAGTGCCACGCTTGAGATTTTCGCATGTCGTTCGAGTTGCCGCGATCTCCGCATCGATCCGATCTAGGATTTCTTGGTCAGTCACGATAGCCCCTCTCCTTCCGTGACTTCGCGATCGATTTCGATCAGGGCGAAACCGTACATCCTAGCCTCTGCGATTGCTTCGGATTGGAGCATAAAAACGCACGTTCCGCCGTTTGCGTAAACCACCATCCACCTTTGCACCCGAATCGTTTTATTCGGCGGTGGGGCTAGGTTCCGAGGGGAATCAGTCGGATTGTACATTTTGCGCCCTGTCTCGTCCCATCCTGCAGCCTCCCATTGCCCCAAGCATTTGGTCCTGCCAGTGTATCGAAAAGCCTCTTGCCCCTCGTTGATCGCGTCGATAAAGGCCTCTTCGCCGTTTGCCAGTTTAACCGGCCCGATCTGCCATTTATTCATCATCGCCTCCGTTCACTTTAGCAATTGCCCGCCATTCACCCCGCGTCATTTTGCTCTGCTCTATCGTGAGGATCGCAACATTTTCTTCGCCTTCCTCGCCAAGCCTGCCAAACATGGCGTCTAGCACGTTATGAGCGTGTTCTAGCATGTCATCCGAGTCATCAAATACGATTCGGTTTGGCTTTCCCTCTTCGTCCGGGCTAACGTACCAGACTTGCATTTCAATGTTGCCATCGTCGATTTCTTCGCTGCTATTCGCCATCTTGCACCTCAATTAAATCAAAAACACTTTCCTTTCCGACCATATACCGCCCATCGCTACGCCACGTTTCCTGGGCCCAGTCAGCCGGATCTTCACTCGGCGGCTCGTTGCTATGATTGCCGACCTCCCCGCGTAGATCGTAGCCGTAGCCGTCGCCATTGATCGGCTCGATGTTTCGCACCCGATAGCCGCCGCGTGTCGTTGGTTCCCATTGCCTCATTAAAGCACCTCCGTTTTTTCGGTAAAAATACAGCCGTCCTCGTCGATCTGAAACAGAAATAGTTCGCCGTGAATCGAGACCAAAGCGTTTTCCTTACCGCACGCCCTCATAGCCTCTCGAAGTTTCTCGTCGGCATCGCTCATTCTTTCCATAGCTGCTTGCTCTGCGTCGCTAGCTAGCTTGTACGCCATCGCCGCCAAAGCCAAATCGACTCGCGCCTTCGCAGGGCTAGGGGCCTCTGGTTCGATGGGGAGTAGGTCGTATGGGCTTTCGCCGTCCGATGCCTGCCTGCCGTCATCCCTCCAGGAAACGGGGATCGCCATTCCCAAATCAGTCACCTCGCCAATAATAGGATATTTTGCTCCGGGGTTCTTTGCTGTGATCCGGTATTGATGCCCGCCTCTAGTTGTTGCTTGCCATTGTGTCATTGCTCAACCTCGTATTTCATAACTTCGGCCTTTTCGACTCCGCTGGGGATGGTCATAAGACGCAAGCAGGCCCTAGCCTCTGCTTCGGTCGCAAAATACTCTTTAACGTCAAGAACGCCGTGCCTTGAGTCCCTCCATCGAAAAACGATAGCGTAAGGCTTTGGGGTGGTCGGGATATACTTGCTCATTGTTCAACCTCGTAAAAATTGCCGTGAAATTCAATACGTTTGCCCGCTTTGGTTTTGTATGACGACCATTGGCCAGAGCCGCCGGTTCGCGTCAAATCTTGGTAATCGATGCCGTCGAAGTGAACGGTATAGCGTTGGGGGTCGCTGGGTTCGCTGTAGCAAGGATCTGCAAGCCTTATCAGGTAAGCCACCGAAACAACAAGAGCAAAGTAGACACTAGCCGCCCCGATATAGTCGATAATCTCGAATTTCACTCTGTCACCTCAAAGCCTTTCGCCGTGATCGTGATAGTCTGGCCGCTGGGAGTGCTAATCGTATCGCCGACCTTGAGCGCGTAGTGGCTTTGCTCGAAGCCAGGGTTTACAACCTTGATACAATCGCCGTTTGGGTTCTCGACCGTATCGCCGACCCGCAAAACGTAGTGCTTAGGCTCAGGCTCCACAGGCTCGAGGCGTCGGCGATACCAAATGCCGTAGCTTTGGCGTCCGCCGATTGTTGCCTTATGGCTTTCATCCCATTTTCCGGTACTCGAAAAGCACTCATCCCCCGGCTTTAATTCCTCATCAGGAAGCTTCTCAAGCAACCGATACCCTGGCCCCGGATCGGGCTTGTTGGCGTGCCAGGAGGGTTCGCGGTAGACTTGGCAGTATCGCCAAGGACAGCCCGTGTTATCGATCCAGCAATTTTCTTCCGTTGAGTCGTAACCAGCAAGAAGCCAAACGGTCTTGGACCAATCTTCTTGCAAGTGATCCCGAAACCTAGCCTCAACCGTTTCGCCCTGCATCACCCGCTCGACATCCTTCGCCGTTGCGTTGACCCAGAATGCTTCGATCTTTTCAGCGGTCATCTTTTTTCCCTCTCAGTTTACAAACCAAACAAAATGGACGACTCAGGGGCACGTTGCACTTCGAGCACCAGTAAACACTCGTCTTTTCATTGCTACCGATCGCCCGCCGTGCTTGATGGTCTTTAATGCCATCTGGTAATAGTGGCATAGGCTCAACGGAATACGGTGTGAAATAGTTCACCCGCTCCAAGTATCGCCTTGCCCTTCGCGGAATCGTCTCCGCAAGCTTTAGCAGGATCCTGATTTTGTCGATTCCAAGATCGGTTAGCAGCTGGCACTTCGGGCATTTGTCGCGCTTTGCCGCCTCGAATGCGTCGGTGCAAATACTGCATCTTTTCGCCATTTGAAACCTCGATTATTTCATACAATGCGGGCGACTTGCACCCTAGGAAAAAACCAAAACAACCAAGCACGCAAAAACAAAAAATACGATTAGCCATGTCACTTGAATCTCCTAGTAGACTTGAACGATCTCATACCGCACAGGTTGCGCCTTGCAACCTACGATGCAAACATAAACGCAACAATAAACACAAAAACAGCAAACGCGACGAACCATAGTAGTATCTCCAGCATGTTTAACCCTTTCATTTCTCGACGACAATTTCAAACCTAATCGCCTCTGGAAACTTTGCCGGATCAATGCCCGCATGAGCAACCCCAAGCAATCCGCTCATCATGCTGAGCGTGCAAGTCTCATCGATCCGAGGATCGACGCTATGAACCTGCTTTTCGCTCATGATGCAAATGTCCCTGTGGTAGCCATCTGCATTGAAAGCTCGTACTGTAACCTTCATCATTCAACCTCCATACGCCGCCCCGAAATGGGTTGGCAAAAGCCCCGAGAGGGATTTGAACCCTCGCCTTCCGTGCCTACACTAGCTCAATGAGCCGAAGGCACGGCTGTTCCGCCGCAATAACTTCCAGGGCAAAAAACCAGCCTCGCAAACACCTGCTTATCTGGTCTTGTCATTTTTCACCATTCGCCTTTCTTGCGGGGTGTTCCGCAAAATCAAAAGGATCGGGCAGGATTGGTTACCTGCTTGGCGTGGGATACTCGATGTTCCGACCACGCCGCCGATCCTGGTTCGCTATTCCGCTCGCCTTATCTCCTGGCCTAAAGGATTGGAATGTTCGCTTGCCGCTTTTATCATCGCATCGGCATAGGCGAATTTTGCTTTTTCTCGCGACAAGCAGTCTGTCTTGCAACCTGTCTTCGGAGATATCTTGCCACCCAAATGCTCTTCAATGTCGCGCTCGCTTGCGTGAGCCGCAAAGTAATCCCGTAAACTCATGCCGCTAGAGCCGTATTGAACCTGACCGTTTGGGTGGTAGGTGTCGTGCACCGGGAACGCTGGCCCGCCGTCGTTAATTCGACTCATCTCTCTAAACTCCTTAATTGCTAAAAATAAAAAGATCGGCGGGATTACATTTTAGCCGCTACCGCTGGGATCAACCTTGGCAGTGGAATCCTACGCTATCTAGCGTGACTTTCGCCACGCCGCCGATCCTGGTTCGCTATTCCGCTGGCCCCTTCGGAGTCAGTCTGTTTTTCGGTGCGTCAACATCCGAACGGCTCAAAATGCGATCCGCTCCGATGCCCTCGTCCTTCATTGCGGTTGCGCACCCTCGAAGAAAAACAAGGTCGTCTATCGTGATATCCTCGACGCCTTTTTTGTCGATGCAAGCCAAAACCATCGCCTCGGTTGCACCGGCTTTTTTCCAAAAGTCCATGCACTTCTCGCGCTGCTTGTCCATCGTCAGCCCCTTGCCGACCGATGCCGATTTAGCTTCATCGAGGATGTCGCTCCAAAAGGCCCTCGGGACCACCTTGAAAATCGCTTCACGCAAGGCGATAGAACAAGCCGCTCGCCCTGTCACCTGAACCATATCGTCGCCGAATCGCTGTCCGTTTTTGTTCGTGATCCTACGCCGAACCTCGATTGATGCCGAAATGTTTTTTTCGTAGTCGTAACAAATGCCCTGCGCGGTAATCCACTTATCATCCTCCGAGACAATCCGAGCCCCATAGGAAAGATTGCCCCATGATGCCGCTACAATCTCAGCCATGCGAACCGAAGGCCCCTCAATCGCCTTATCGGCCCTTGGAAGAACGTAAAAGCATTGCCCTGCCGTTTCCTCATCGAGCGTTGCAAGCTCTCTGGTTTGGTTCTTAAATGCCTTCACGGACCTAGGGAACTTCTTGGCTGTCGCCACTTTCATTTCGTGTTCGGATCGCTGGGCTATGATCGCCGTGGATTCGGTCGCGACAATTTCACCTTCGATAACTTCGTTCATATAATTCGTTCTCCTGGTTAAAATCTTCGACCGGGCAACCGCAAAGGCTCAATGTCTTTGCTATAGGATCGCGTCCAATCGTTGTCTGTAATTCGCTGCAAGTACTCAGCGACAAGTTTTTTTGTATTCGTTTCGCCCGATTTCATTGTGTCTTCTTCTGCTTCAAAAACCACGGCTGTTGGCGGTATGCCCCGCGTCGATGGTTTTGGCTTTTCGACGACGGCGAAAAAGAATCGGTATCGTTTCCCGGTTGCTTGGTAAATCGCCTCTCTGTAAATGTAAGCTTGGTTGTCATAGCAAAGATCCTGAGCGGACCAATTCCACTTCCACGGCCGCGCATCGTCGGTCGTTTTGATGTCCACGACCCATTCCTCAGAGTCGATAACGCAATCTAACCGAGCTTTGAAGCGATGCCCAAACAAATCAAAATGATGCTCCACTTCGACTCGCCGAGGTTGCGCCATGATGGCTGCGAACTGCGGGTGGTTATTGAGTGCCTGGACGCAAGCCACGGCGTCGGCGTGATCCTGTTCGTCGAGGACCGTTTTGCCCTTAACCAATTGAGCGTAATCGTGAGCAATCTCGATAGCCTCTGGATCGACAATCACCAATCCGTTTCGCTTGCAATCGGCCTCAAAATTAGCCCATTGCGTCTTGCCTAGATTGGTTCGCCGGTTGACCCCTTCAGGCTTACCGGCCCACGGAATGATTTTGCCCTCGTTGTTCTTATCGAGCAACCAAGCCGCAATCTGTCCCGCCGTCGAATTGGCCGATAGCACCTTCTCGACGACAACAAACCGCTCATCGAACTTCTCAGGCTCAAGGGCTAGGCAATGAACCGCATGACCCATAGCGAACGCTGCCGAGTCTTTTGGCGGTAGGCTTGGCGGATCGTCAACATACCGCATTTTGCATTCCATCGGATTTTGAGCCAGACAGGATAGCATCGAATGCGAGAGGGCCTTGATCTGGTAATAGTCACTCCCCATAAATCACCTCTGAAAAAATAGCCAAAAGAATTGCAACAACTCCACCGGCAAACATTGCTCGGCAGATCTCGACGGTATCAATCATCCATGAGCCCCCATAGCACCATTCCGCAACCGAAGGAGCAACCGAGGACAAAGCCAGTTAGGACAAGTAGGATTGCCATTACCTGAACTCCACATCGACAGCCCGATCCATCATGTGCAGGAAGCCGAACTTTTTAATCCGGTTCGCCATCTTTTCCCATGCGTCGATAGTTCGCTGCTTAGGGTATTTCTTGTCCATGATTCGAGCAACTTCCGAAGGCCCTCGACCCTCCGAGACATGCGAATCCACTTCGGTCAACTCATCGCGGGTGTATCGCATAAAATTGCGTGCTGGCTTCGCTGCCACCTTCGCCGCTTTGGGTTGCTCTTGCGCTAGCCTTGCTGATATCTTGGCCTGTACGCTTTCCTGGCCCATCAAAAGCTTTTTGGCTGACTCTAGCCTTTCGCCGAACGTCGAAACCTTCGTAGGCTCAACCTCCCCCGTCTCAATCCAGTATTCCGCACAGAGTCGCTGCCACTCAGGGGGCCACGCTTGGAACTGTTTTAACGCCTCGAATTTATTCACAACGCACCTCCAATTCGCTCATCTTGTCGCTGATCGCCACGCGAATCGCCCTGACTTCACTCAGGCACTCATCAATGCGATCGAAGATTTCATCCAGTTCGCTTACGTTCAGTCCGCAGTCCTCGAATGCGTTTAGGTTTCGCTCCAGGTTGTCAACTGCCCGTTCTAGGCTAGCGTGTCGACGCCTCAAAAAAGTAATCTCGTTTTGCATCTCAACTTCTCCAAAAAAAGGTTAAACAACTTCCAATTCAATCCTAAGTAACGCTGCATCCTCGGCATCGATGGGGCCGCAGTTGGCCTCCCATTTCACGCCGCTCGCAAGACCCAAGCCCGATACCATTCGCTCGGCTAGTGCTTCCGCTGCCCTTACGCCAGGGTCGGAGGATACGCCAACAAAAACCGCATCGAGCATGCCCCGAAAGGGGCTATCGTAAATGTGAAGGTTGTACCATCGACCAGCAACAACGCCGTTAGGTGCCGAGTAGTGATCGAACGTGCATTTCGCTACCCGCGTAATCCGAGTCCGGTCTTTCGGCTTTTGTTTCAGCCATCTCCCGTTAGGTGCCTTGGTCCGCTTTCGCTGCTTACGCCGAGCCACGACCAACAAATAAAACTCATCCATTGGCCCTACCTCGCTTTCGTTTGATCGCTGGAGCGTCCTTGAGGTTGTAGCGGACCGGCCGCCCTCTACCGCGATCTGGGATCGATGCAAGCGTCTCCTTGCGGTTTAGCCTAAGGATCCAAATTGCTCTGTCTACAATCGCCAACCCAACGAACGCCGATTTCTCGACGCCCTCAGCCTCCGCCGCTTCGCTTAGTAGCTCCGCAATGCGTAGGGGTTGCGTTGTGTTTACGTTGACCGTGTTACTCATCAATGCAAACTCCAAAGGGGGTTCCGTCGGCAAATTCAAATAGCCTAAAAGCGTCAACCATTGCGTGGCGAATAATTGTGCTTCCAGCCGCAACGTAAACTCCAAGCTTGCTAGTGCTAACCACGCTATCGAAGCCCGTCCCGTCCTTTAAGCGAATTGGCTTGCCCCAGTGAGGTAAATACTCGTCCGCATCCTTAAAATGTCGATAGCGTGCGGGCTTCTCGATCTTGCGGATGATGCAAACGCGATAAACAGTCCGCACCACAATCAAATGCGGCTCTCCTTCGGGGCTGACGCAATGCTCCCCTGGTTCGCCGAACCTGCTTACATGCTCGACTTCCCACCCCTCTGGTACGCCCGGTATTTGATTGCTACTCATTTTCCTTGGCCTCCTGTGTTGCCGGTACGTAGTGCCAGTTGTCGCCGCTGATTTGCATCTGTCCGATCCTTGGATTCTCTAGCCCGTCAGAGACGTCGAGACTGCCAATTAAAGTTAAGTCGTGCGAGTGATCGCATTGAAACTTTTCGATCGCGTCCAAAAGTTCCGCGATTGCCCTAAGTTCGTTCGCTGAATGATCTGCCATTATTCGCCCTCCGTCGTTGGTTGCGATTGCTCAAGCCGACCTCGCAGTACCGCGCATAGATCGGTTAGTCGCTGGCTATGGCCCTGCAACCGCAAAAGACAATCCCTATCCATAGGTATCTTTTCGCTGCCGTTTCCGACCACCCAAGCCGTGTGCCTGATGTCCATTAGCAGCTCCACTTTGGTTTTGTCGCTCATCCCCATGCTATTCGCCCTCCGCTAGTGTTTTGCGTAAGTGTTGGATTGCCGGGTCTTGTGCTTCAAGCCGCTGCCGCAGAAGCTTGCAAAAAATCGCTAGAGCGTTGCCGTAGCTTTCTAGCCGCTGTATCTCCGCGATCGTCATCGAGCCCACTAGGGGGATTTCATCGCTTGCGTCACGGATCGCTAAAGCCGCCTGCCGGATATCGTCGAGTAGTTCGCCGTCTGTTTTCTTCACGAATAATCCCTCTCAGTTAAGTGTAAGTTTGCCATCGTCCCGCGTGCCCAATTAGCCCGCGTCGAAGGCGTGTTTCTGGCCTCTGCCGTCTTGGCCTTGGCCGCTCGGCAGGATCGGCATTGAGTGTCTAGCCCGTCCTTGGTCCGGTTGGATCGCCGGAACTCGCAGAGGGGCTTGGCAAGGGTGCATTTTGTGCAGGGTTTCATCGTCTCGCAACGTCCCATGCTCGCTTTGTCCCGTAGCCAAGCTGGTCCTGCTCGACGATGTAAACCACCGATGGATCGGAATCGCCGTCGCTGTCATCGTCATCGTCATCGTCATCGCTGTCGCCCCATTCGCTAATCTCTTTACCCGAGCACAAGCCGCGAATCGAATTTTCAAAGGGCCAGTTTTCTTGGGTCATCAATCGGACTTCGGTATCACCGCCAATTTCGTCGCGGTATTCTTCGAGCCGTTCAATCAGTTCGCTTATCGTCATCGTTCATCGTCTCCAAAAAAGTGTGAGTAAAAAGACCCCGAAGGGTTTCGCCGTTGGTGGCTGGTTAGTGGGTTAGCGTGCGGTTCGAGCTTCGAGCCACTTTTGAGCACCCCTGAGGGTCTTAAAGTCCTTGCTCTGGGTGAAGGTCATCGCGGTGTAAGTTCCGTCGGCGTTCTTGAATACGCCTCGGGTTTGCGTCTCGTTGTTTGCGTCTTCGATTCGAATCGTCGTTTGCATCGTATCGTCTCCGGTTAGTGGTTTGCGTCAGCGTTGTTGCCGACGTGTGTATATTATCGGGCAGGGGATTAAAGATCAACAGGTTTTTTGGAAAAGATGTGGAAGTTTTTCCAAAAAGCCGGGAGGCCCATTCCCCCCGGCCAAGTCAGTGGGTTAGGCTAATGCGTCGAGCTCAGCCTCGCACCATTGCATAAGCTCAAGAAACTCAGCGTAGCTCATCCTGTCCGCAAGCTCCCTGGTAATGAAAGTGCTTGCAATAATCGCCTCTGGGCGGTAGTCGCAATTCAGTTTCTTGAGTGCGTCGATGAGGGTCTCGGTTGTTTGCGACTTGGCGTACTGGGTCATTTTGGCTTGTGCTGCGTTCATCTTTTCATTCCTGGTTTGCGTTGCGTCGTCAGTCTCGTTTGCTTCCGACGTGTGTATCTTAATCGACCCACCAAACAAAGATCAACACCTTTATCCAAAAAGATATCGAAGTTTTTCCCAAAACATACGTTTCGCCAACGAAAACGCAGGGAAAAAAGATTGTGGTTTTTTTGGCTAGGTGGCTAGGATCGCCCGAAACCTCTAGCCAAAAGCACCCTGGCTAGGTCGCTAGCTATTTCCGTCACCGCATCCTCCGACAAGTCGGGCATCGCTGCGTGAAGGCATTCGTGGAGCGTTGTATCGAGGTCTTGCCCTTCATCGAGCCCTGATCGGATGCCGATCGTCCTAGGCTGGCCCCGATCGCCTTCAAGGTCGCAATAGCCAAATTCATCGGGCCTAGTGTCGTCGCGAATCGTCCAGGTTTGCTTGCGGATAATGGCTTTCACTACGCGCTCCACACTTCCCCGCGTCGATTGATGCGGTAGTTGCTTACGTTGAAATTGCCATCGCTGGAAACGTCGACCATCGCGAAACCGTGATTCCATCGATTTACCCTTGCGTACTTCGGCGTCATATCGCAAAGGCACCCCATTGACCAAGTAGGGGTCATAGAATGAAACATATCGGTATCCGTGTGATTCGATGTTTGGTGGCTATGGCTGACCAAAACCCTATGATGGGTCCGAAGAAATGCCCCTCTAGCCGGATTGACCGGACTGAAAATCGACTTGCCTAATTCGTGACCGTGAAGCACCGGAAGCTTGCCGAGCATAATCGGATTGTCTCCGACCATTTCAATTTTAAGCCGCTTGAGCTGCAATAGCTCATCGAGTCGAACATTGGCTAGGTCGTAAATCTCAGGAGCGCGATTCCAGATAAAATGGTCCCAGCGCTCCTCGTGATTGCCCATTTTGTAGATGATTTTTTGCTTTGGGAATTCCGATCGCAACCACTCAAGCCCCTCAATTACCAGCTTCAATTCGGTCGATAGCTTTCGATGGTTGGGGTCTCGCTGGTGCCTGGAGACTTGGTAAAAGTCTGCAAAGTCCCCGTTGATTAGTAGCGTGTCGATCTTAGATTTCTTAAGGGACTGGACCGCCGCCTCGAAAGCCACTTCGCTGTGATAGGGAATATGAACGTCCGAGATTATCCCGCATCGCTTGCAGTCGAGCTCGATCGGAACCCAGGGTTCCGCTAACGACGGGGGCATCTTTGGGGCTTGGCCTGCTTTACCCTTTGGCCTTAGCTGGGTCGCTTGATTGCGATTCTTTTTTCCCATAGCTCCGCGAATGTTGCGAATCATGCTCCTTGCGGTGTCGACCGTCGCAAACGCCTCTGGCCTTTCCTGCTTGGCCCGCTTAGCTAGCCCAATGTTCGGCGCATCAGGGAACTTTTTGCAAAGTTCCTCAAGGTAGATTCGTCCCGCTGTTTTCGGTGGTGACCCCATCTGATTTCCTCCAAATAGAGTAGGCTTCGTCGATCGTGATTTCGGGCTTGCCAAGCTTCGCGTTGACGGCGTTATGAAGTGCAACACCCCATGCAAAAAATGCTTCGGGGGAGGTGAAGTCGGGGGGGATCTCGGCAAGGATCCGCTGGTAGCCGTCTTTGCAATCGCACCGCTGGGGAATGAGGTACTGCCAGATATCGAGCCATTGAGGATCGCAACCGCGATAGGAATGGAGCTTGGCCCAAGCGAATTGGCCTTGTTTGATTGTTCGCTCGATCCGCTTTGCGTTGACTTGCTCTTGGCTGATCGTCGGCGGTGGGTCGCCCTGCATCGTGATCGTGAACGTCCTGGGTTGTGGCGCAGCCCCTGGGGTAAACGGCGTTCCATCCATGTTGATATTTAGGCTAGATTGATTGTCCACGATGGAGCACCTGTACAGACTGATTGACTTGAAAAACCCGAGCACGTCTGGGTTCGAGTGTGGGCTGTAACTGTTTGATTCCATTTTTTGCCGAACTTAGGCAAGCATCGGCCATCGGGCAGGCAACATTCGCAATCGTCGAGAAAATCGCAGCAATCCTGGTTGCAATTGCCAATAAAGCAATCCGATGTATCAAAATAAGGAGGCTCTGTTTCGCCCGCACCGCCTACGCTGATCGCGCAACCGCAAGCCAAGAAACCCCCAAAAGGAAATCCTACGCCGGGCCTGAAGCAAGTCGCTTCATTCTCTGGGTTAATCTGGAAGTCTAGGCAGTTCACCGAAAACGCCGTGCCTGGGCATTCATATTCAGGGGTCGCGCATATCGTTAAATTCGTCGTGCAAGATACCGCCGGGATGCAAGGGTCGTCAAAACATCCGTCGATATCCGTCACGTTTGGCTCTACCCCTAGCCCGTCATTAAAGCAGTTTTCCGCTTCGGACTCGATGATAGGCCCGCCCGAAGTCACCTCATCGGTACAGTAGCAAGGCTCGTTGAAAAAGCACCCCGTAAGGGCAGATGGGCTAGATGGTGAGTTAACGCAAACCGAGCTTGCGTAGTTGTACGGTTCGTAATTGCAGGAGCTAGCTTGGCAACCAGGGACTTCGGCATTTGTAAATTGTATCGCCCCGGTCGGCATTTCGTCATAGTATCGAACTCGATCAAAGCCGAACACGCCTGAGTTTCGGCATAAACTCGAGCCGCTAAAAGGCGGTGGGTCGGCTGGTACGTCGCTGCAAGTGATCGGACTGCCCGCCCCTATCGTTATTTCGTAATCCGGGTTTACCTCAAAGCAGTCGGTATTGAGCATCGTCACCGTTTGCGATCCGCTGGTTAAGCCGTTTTGATAGATCGCCGTTTCGTATTCGTAGTTGAATCGAGACCGGATAACGATTTTACACCCGCCGGTTTGACCCTCAACGCCTTCGCAGTCAACTTCCTCTTGGCTAATCCGAACGATGATGTTTTTTGGCCTGCGCCAAACCGCCATAAAAGCATTGTCGGTATATGCCGCCGTGCTTTGGGTTTCGGCTATTGGGGAGTAGCTGCCACCGCAACAGTAGTCCTCTGGAACGTCGCTACAATCGCCGCCCAAGGGTCCATACTCAAAGCCGCGATAGCTGCCTCTGCCCTGCCTTGTGTGAAGCGTTGTGCATTCTTGGAGTACTGAGCCTTCGTAAAGTAAAGAACTGCAACTTTTCGACCAACTCGGCGTAGCGTTCGGCGTGAAAGTCTGTTCATAGCAACAATTGCCGGTCCAACCGCCGCCGGTGTAGCCGCTGATCGTAACGGTCGGCAAATCCTCGACCGCCAAGCATTCGCAAGTGCAACAGCATCGACCTACACCGCCCATTTAGCACAACTCCACTGCAAGCCACTTGGCATCGACCGGAAACAGCAGGACGCTAGCCGCCGAAGCGATCGCCACGCCTGTAGGATTCCATGCCGTATAGGTTACTGTCCCTGCCGTCCAATTGCCGCTCGCGGGTTGCTTAGCTGTCACGGTCCCGCTCGTATTCGCACCGATACCCGAACCTGCCACCGCAAGCAATGGCGTCTCGCAAGCAATCACCTTAATCAGATCGTCCCCTTGCTCGTCGTCACCGATGTAAGAAAAAAGGCACCCTTTTGACAGGTCGAACGACGATTCAACCGGCCCCATTCGCGTACCGGTCGAGTAGGTCGCTGAGTCTTTCTTTGCACGGTAGATCGGCCCCCATTGAGCCGTGCCGAGCCCGTTTGCCGCTACCTCCGCTGGCCCATTGAGCAAAAACGGACCCATCACCGAAGCGGTGTAATCGATCGGCCTGTCGACTTTGAGGACCGACTGCCCATCGATGGTTTCCATGCCGACTTTTTGGATGCAACCGTAAGCCGGTATCGTTTCGGTCGATGCGTTGTAAAAGTAAATCGGGTCAGGGGTCGATTGCCGAATCTCGATCGGCTTTGCCGCCCTTTCGCGTTCCCAAGCGAACGAATTATCGCGAATCCGTTTCGCAAGGGTTGGACTGTAGTACCCGATATCCTTTTGAGCCACGCTTAGCCCCTGGTATCTGCGAGTAGGGACACTTTGTAGATCGCTGGAGTCACCGCCGTAGCTGTCGCGGTGTCATTGCACGAAATCGACAAGCGACACTCAAGCAACTGCCCTGGGTTTACGCTAGCCGAGTTTAGCATGAAGTCAAAATCAGCAGCTGTGAGGCTATTCATCGACTGAGCCGCCGAAGTTACCAAATCCGCTGTGGGCGTTCCGCTTGACCCAACCACGGCCTCTAGATCGATCGTGCAAGAGGTCGACGCCAAGGTAGTTTCCATCGCTGCCCGGATTCGGACTTGAATTGTTTCTCCGTCGTCATAATTCGGCGGTATCGGAATTGAAAAATAGGCCCTCCGCGTTGTGGCCCCTAGGTTTTTGCAATCGCCCGCCGTGATCCTCGCCGGATTCGTCAACCAAGTGCCTGAGACTAGCCCTAGATCGTCGCTAGCTGCCGCTGCGGGCAGATTGCTTGCCACTGCGTCATGCGTCTTAAAGGCTTCAACAGGGACCACATATTCGGCTAAGACTTTTTGCCCTAGCTTCGATGGTTCGATATTCGCATTGCCTGCAATGTCGTTGTTGGTCAGTGATCGATCGGGAATCTGGAGAATGACGCTTTGAATTGTGCTCATTTTGTTGGCCTTATGGTAATAGTCCTAGTGCGTTGTAACTTAGTGGTTCGTAAAGCTTTTTTTCCTGCCAAAACGCTGTTTGCTGCGCCGGAGGATCTACGTCGGGTAGCTGAAATCCTTTTTCGTCGAGTAGCACCGGCTTGGCTGTTGGTTCGCCTGCCCTGGTTGCTCGGACGATTGCCGTAGGCTGAACCCCGTTGACTGGAGGCCCTGGTAGTTCAACCCGCTTATAGTACCCTTCATGGCGCGATCGCGAATGCCACGCCTTTTCCGGTGTAGTTCGGTAGGGGTAGCGGAATTGAATTACAGCCGTAACTTGGTAGTAGCCGCCGAAGGGAGTTTCGGGGGAGGCAACCGCCTTGGCTCGGAGCTTTTGCATTTTCGCCGTACCCGCTGGCCACGTTAGGAAAGTATCGGAGTTGACCGAATGACGGTATCTCCCCTGAACGTAGCTTGAGAACGTCAGCATGTTTTTTTGAATCGTAACGGTTTGGTCTGCAAACTTACGCCGAATGCCGTTGACGGGTTCGCCGTTGGCTGTCACCAGAGGATTGCCGTCGAAATCCTCATCGATTTCTAGCTCCTCTTCTACGTCGTCAAAATCAATAATCGCGGGGGCTAGCAATGGGCTTTGTACGCCGTTGTTTTGATTACCCTGTGGACCGCCCGAGCCGAAGGATACTTCGCCTTCATAGGGTACTGTGACGATCCAGTAAACCGGGCTTTGCCTTTTCGGGCTTGCCTGGACTGCGAACACAAAATCGAACCCGTTGCCGAATGACGATCCAGCCGCAGGAATTCCGGGGGCTTGCAAAACGTCGTTTAAGGTTGCGTCGGGGGTTGTAAATACTTGATAGACCTTTTGTAAACGCGCATCGGCCCGCCGGAAGTTGTCGGTAATCGAAATATCGCCGCCGAGACCGGACCACATAAGATCAACGCTGTAGATTTTATCGTTGAGCATCTAGCGGATCTCCTGTAGCTGGAATTGTTCCTTCGGGGCTTCCGTTGGGCTCTTTAGCGTTCCGTCGATGCTCGAAAGCAGCTTGCTAGCCTCTGCCGTGTTCTTGATTAGCTTATCGATTGGGCTATCCGTTTGGCCTCGTACAAGCACCCGCGATTCAAAGGCAGTTAGCGATCGAATCTGGTCCTGCAACGCACTAGCCGCCCCGGCTCTTGGCTTCAAATCAATGCCAATTTCTAGTTTCATTGCGTCTTGCAATGCTGCTAGCCGCTCTCGGATCTTCGAGTCAAAATCTTCGGTAAGCCCGCCAACCGATTCATCGAGGATTGCTTGCAAGCTCTTTTCTGTTTCGGTTATCACCCTTTCGCCGAACGATGGCATATCCTGAAAGGCTTCGGCAAACGTAGTCTTGCCCATCGCCACAACAGCCGTAATGGCCCCGATATTTTCAACTAACCAAGAGGCTTGAACCGCCATTTCCTGGAATCGAAAAACAGAATCGTTAGCGATGCGGTTTACGCTCAACAGAATCGACGCCGAAACCGATTCCATAACGTCTTCAAACCGGAATATCGCAATCTCTGCCGCCGTGAACCCGGTTACAAAACCTTCGGCAATTCTCAATCCCGATTCCTGCGAAGAATCGGCCATCTGCTTTCCGTGTTGCTCAAAATCATCCATTGCCGGAATCATTGAGGCTTGAATGTACTCGAAGGCCACCGCAAAGCCTCGATAGACAACATCCCGGATGGGTGCAAGCAAAGCCCCAGTTGACTCGTAAAGGTTTTTCGTAGCCACGTTCAAGGCTTCGCTAGCTTCTAACGCCGACTTTGCCGAGTCGGCCTTATTTAGCAAGCCCTTGGTGGCCAATTCACTAACCGCCGCAAGCCGTTCTTCGGTTGTGGCTAGTTCGTTGATATTGGGAATAAGCCCCTCGAACGCCCCGAAGTTGCCCTTTGTTGCGTCCTCAACCATCCGCATCGCAGAGGACAAGTCTCGATCGAACACCCGCGATAACCCAAGAGCCGCTTCGGCCATGTCCTCGATATCGCCAACACCAGCACCGCGCCGCAATGCCTGGGCCATTTGGTCTTGGATGCGTCCCGAATCTACGTTGGTCATTCGCTCAAGGCTATTGGCAACTTTGACCATCTCATCCGATGCCGCTTTGCCTGCCCCTGGGATTAGAGCGACGGTCTCGGCAAGCTTGATCGATGATCGGTTCAAATCGTCGAACGCTGCGACCGATGCCGATGCAAAGCCAACAATGGCCCGCCCCGCTTCGACGATTCCAATCACCGCTGCCGTCACGCCTGCCAATTGGGCTAGCCCACGGATCGAAAACTCGACTTGCTGAGCCGTTTGCGTTACTTCTGCCGAGAATTGACGCAACACCGCCGAAGCTTCGTTTTTCGCTCCAAGTGTCACCTCTACGTCAGCCATTTTTGCGCCTTTGCTCTTCGATTCGGTTCACGTCGGCTTCGAGTGCGTTTTGCACCGAAACAAACCAAGCGTCTTGATCGTAAATCCCGCCCGCCTCTGGCAAGACCCCTTTCGAGACCCAAGCCGCAAGGTTAGCCGCTGTACTGACTCGATGCCCTACGTAATCCTTCGGGCAATCGTTGATTTCAAAATACCCTCGACCCTCGCAAGCATCGCACCCGGATTCGTCGCAACCTGGACAAGCTAGCATCAACGGGAGGTCGTTGCTTGGCTTGTTGTTGCATTGGTTTCGAGTGCAAGACTTGCATAGTTCGCCGCATCGGATAAATGCGGCTGTCCTTATTTTTTTTTATCACCTTCGCTAGCCGAATTGCCGCGTAGGCAGCAACTAACAAGCTTTACCGCGTCGGCAACTTCAATTTCTTCATCCCAATCGCTTATGGGCTTGTCGAGACTCCAACCGGCCAAGCAAATTGAGACGGCTTCGCGGATTGCTGCCATCTGTTTCTTTGGTTCGGTCGATTCCCTGAAGTCGCTGATAAGCCCCAGGACCTGTTCGGTCTTTCGGAACTTCAGGCGATTCAAGGTAAACTCGATGTCACACCCGTCAATTTTGTCTGTAAATGTACTAGGCTGCATGGTTGAAAGCGATTGAGAATTCTTGATCCGAAGCGTCTACGTTTTTGTTGGCTTGCCATTCGAGTTGATCGGTCATAATGCCGTTCCGCTCACCCATTGGCTTGGCTACTAGCTGAGCCTTGGGCATTGCGAAGACAAGCGTTGAGGTTGTTGGTCCCGCGATAGTAAACGATAGGCTTGCCTCTGTCCCGTCGCGGAATTGGCTGTATCGGTTTTGAGTGGCAATCAACTTGGATTCAGGATTGCCAGTGATTCGCGGATTGCGATCCGTGATAACAAAGCTATCGACGCCTGCCGCCGAGGTCGAGCATTCCCGAGCGGTAATCACGTTGCCTAGATCGATCGTTGCCGATTCAAGGCAGATATTCGTCGACGCCCAAGACGTTGCACCGCCTGCAACACGAAGCGGTAGCGTGTTGACGTAGTTGATCGAAGATGGGATTGCCGCGTCTGCTTCGTCGTCGTAGACCCCTTGGAAATCAAATTCAACCCGGCCCATTCGCCCGGTCGGCAGGACGAACCGGGCATTGCCGACAGCCCCGTAAATACGCCGCCGCACCCCATCGAAGAACCCCGCAATGGTGAGAGTCTTTACGCTGCTGCCCGATGCCGGAACTTCGGTTTTAGGAAACCAAGTAGCCGTTGAAAGCACAACGCCGCAAGCAGGCAGGAAAGTGCTGGCCCATGCCGGAACTGCCGAGCCGTCATAAGCTAGATCAACCGAGAATGTAGCCCGGCCAATTCTGGCCCCTGGAATCGAGGTTAAGCGACCGAATCCGCCTTGGCCTTGCCTTTCTTCAAAAGGAAACTCCGGGTTAATCATAAGGTCATAAGCATTGACCGTGCAATCGGCTGCCGCGATGGTTTCGGCTGTGCCTACGGTCGATTCAATCTTGGCACCCAAAACGGTCTTTTTTCTAAGTAGCATATTTGTCTCTCCCGAGTATGTCGTTTGCGTCCTGTTTGGCTTCTTTGAGCTTGCGAACCATTATTGATTTAGCTTGAGCCGCCCCGCGATCAAAAGCATCTTTGACGCCCTCGATCTTGGTAGCTTGCAAGTCTCTTAGTTTCTGGATTGGAAATCGAGCCCGTCCGAGCCGCTTGTAAATGTTCCTGCCTAGCTTGGCGATCTTCGGCCCGAAAGCCCCGTCGAATACCATTGCCGGGGTGCCTCGAACGAATTCAATCTCGACCCCTTCAACCGTTTGCCTAGCCTTAAACGCCCGAAGCGGAACGGTAAACGTATCGTCGATTTTTAGAATCGATTCCTTGGCTAGCACGTTGTCGATTATCTTTTCGTCGACGCAAAAGGCCCTCAATTCCTCAACCCTTTCGACGGCCATCGCTGTTCGTATTTCGCGTTCTGTCCGCCGCCTTGTTTCCTTGGTAGCTTCCTCGATGCGATTGCTAAAAGCCTTCTCTATTCCGTCGGCGTAGTTGATTACCCGCTCGGCTGCTAGCTTCGATTTTTCTTCGTGCGCCTGGATGTCGATTATCATTGCGTTATCGCCTCACCGTCGGATCGTCTTCATCGACTCGATAGGTCACGATCAACTGCATGTTTGCCCCGTCGATACCGCCATCGGACGTAAAGTTGATCTTGGTCCCAAAGGTAGCAAACAAAGCGTTCCCGTCGAAGGTATGCCAGGAACTAGCCGGGTTGCAGATGCACTTGCGAACATCTGACCCGAATTGATTTAGTAGCGTGTCGATCGCGTCTTGGCTTCGCTCTGAGGGCATCAAAACCAGACGGATATTGAACTGCTGAGCCAAGGCAACCGCCGGAGGATTGCCCGGACAGGATAGCTCAGGAACCTCGTTTTGGACGCCCTGAGTTATGATGATTTGGCGATCGATCGGCGTGTAGTTGGCAAATCGAGTGGGTCGCTTTACCTCTTGAACATCGGTTGGGTACGTAGTCGAATCGCCAACCATAGCCGATAGCCTGGATTCCAATTCGACCGCGATTAACTCAATGATGGCTAACGACACTCTAAAACCAACATCCCTTCATCATGCTCAACAAGCCGAACAATAGACCGCCGCTCAACCGGTTCGCCGACTCGGGGGGATAGTCCAATCTGATCCCCGCCGAGGTCTAATTCATCGCTTGCGATACCTTCGGCTTCATCGTTCGGAGCCCTGACCCTGAAAAGCGGAGTTACTAGGTCAGAGGCTTCCGGTAGCTGCAAAGAATCCTCTCGCTCGACTACCGCGTTGATCTTCCTCGACCGACCGTTTCGCTTGTAGTAAACGATCGATTCGGCGAAGTCTTGCGGGTTGGCGAATACCGTCTTGGCATCCTCGATGATGGTATCGTGAAGGCTCACGGATTAGGCTCGCTTGCAAGTCACCTTGAAGTAGTCAACAACAACCGAATCGACGTTGGCACTGGACGATTTTTGCAACTGAACAAGCGGTTGCAATCCCGAGGAGTAGCCGCTCATATCGAAGGTGGTTGTCGCGCCGACTCGCTGGCCGTCGATGTAGAACTTGACATCGCTCTTGCCGCCGGTGAAGTCAATCACGAATTCCTTGTACGTGGTCCCGAGCGTCACGCCGCTGGAGATGTCATCGTTGTCTCGCACCCCGTCGTCAGTTTCGAGGTAAACAAGCGTTGTGCTGTTTGCCCCTTCCATGCGAAACCATGCGTTGGCCGCAACATCGTTGGCGGTATCGTTTCGAGCCGAGCCAAGACCGAAGCAGAGGATTGAGCCGCTGGTGAAGGTAGCCGCCCCGATCTTTACCCGCATTTCAAGCCGCTGGATCAAGTCGATGTCAAAGTCGAGTGCGTCATTGAAGTGCAAGCAAACGTTCTCGACTTCGCTGGTGGATGCAAGCGTTAGGGTAGCTTCGCTAGTCCCTTTGGAATAGGTCGGAGCCCCAGAGGAAGAGGTGTCATCAACAAGCCAAGCCATAGCCGGGTCTGCCGAAGTTGGAAACGTGGCTACCGCCCCGTTGAAATCGTCGTAAAAAATCTGAAAGTCACGCATGTCGCCCATGTTCTTATATTCCTGTATTGTGAATTTTGTTGCCGTCCCAAAAAGCCCCCAAGCAATCGCCCAGGGGCTAAATTTCAATCGACACTACGCACGATTTGCGAATATGCCGCGATGCTCGATTACCGCCGCTGCAAACGATTGGCGAACGGTGTAGATGTACGAATCGTTTCGGATGTTGTAATCAGACTCCAAGACCGGCGATTCTTCGCCACTCAAGAAGCTGATTTCAACCGTGTCAATCAAGCTGTTATCCGCGATTGCATACCAGTTGGTCGCGCTGTTGGCGTCCAGGTATGGGCTTGCAACAACTCGCAACTGCCGAGCACCGCCGCGACCGTAAAGGTTCGAGACGCCGCTATTCTTCTCGCTCTCGACCGATGCCGTCGAATTGACAAGCTCCAATGCTGTCCCTGCGTAGGCCAAAGGCACTAAGAGTATCGACGGGGTGAGCCCGAGGAAGACGTCGCTGTTGAGCCCCTTCTGCTTGCCCATCACCTCAAAGGCTTTGTCAAGGGTCGCCTTGGCTGGAGCCCCTGCACCGCCCGAAAGGTTAGTCCCGGAGGTGTGCGATGCCGAGAACAAATTGAAACCATCGGGCATCAACGGATTTGACAGGAAGACATCGTAGATTGCTTTTTCCTGGGTTCGTCGAGCCGCCGAGCCGTGCATCGCTGGGATGCGCGAAAGTGCGTCCAGGTCGTCGTTGATAACCGTCTCCCAAGTGACGGTAAATTCCTTGCCGTACTTCTCGATCTTGTACGACTTGCGTTGGTCAACAACCTTGCCCTCTGGGTAGTCTTTGCCTTCAGGAACAACCTCAAGGTTTGGCGATTCGCCAAGGCTGATTCGGTTGATGTTTTTAAAATCGTCAACCGACTGGGCTTGCCTTACCCATTGGTCCCAAGTGTATGGGGCCTCGACATAAGACGCCGTGAGGGTCTTGCTGGCCGCATCCAAAAGCAGGCTGGAGAACGATCCGCTGGTGTGGTAAACGTCATTCGATCGACGGATATTCAGTCGGCCGGCAATCCCCGGGTGGCCCATTGCAATGCGAACGATATCGCCTTTGTTGTGGTGCTCTGGATTGACGCCCATTCGCCTTACGCAAGCCTCAGCAAGCCGATAGAGTCCGAGGTTGCGGAAGTGTTCCGCGCCTTGAACGTCTGGGGCCTTTTGATGCTTGATCTGGCCTTGGAAGCATCGCTGCACCAAGCCCGCCGAAGCTTGAGCCATGAATTTATCATGCTCGCTTTCGGTCACGCTGAAACTGGAGCCCTCGACGGCCCCGCCTAGTGGTTGAGAAGCCATCTTTCGGATGATCCTTTCTTGAGCGATTTCAACGGTCACGGATGGATCGTCAACCAAAGAGTCTGCGAAGCTTCGCTCAAGCTTTGCAACTATGCAATTGGAAACGATTGTTTTACGTCGGTCGGCGTCGGCCTTAAGTTGCCTTGCAACTTCGGCTTCGACTTTCTTTTCGGTGTCTTCCATTCGCATGGCGTCTTCGGGCTTTTCTTCGGCCCGCATGGTTTCTTCGGGCTTGTCGGCCATCGATTCGACTTGCCCCATCGGAGCCGCGTCAGATCCGGCTTGGCCTGCCGCTTTGCCTGCGAGGTAAACAATGATCTGCATTGGATCGGTCATGCCCTCAGGCAACCCGAGACCCTTCAACGTTGCCATTAGGCTTTCGTCCATTCTCTCAACCCTTTCCTGGTCGTAAGACCTGCGAACAGTAGAATTCGGATCTGCGCCCGTTGCGCAAATCGAAGCGTTATGGGGTTCCCATGCGGTAACAATTTCCGCTGGCCCCTCAATCACCTTGCCTTGTCGGGTGGTGTACGTTTGGCCCTCTCGAACGAATTGACGTTCAAGAATCTGGGCATCAATTGAGAAGTCGTTTAAGTGGCCTTCGGTGTATCTGGTTGCGACAATCTGCGAGTCTGGATCGCTTGCAAAGTCAGGCAGGCCCAAAAGCTCATCGCCCTCGATAACGATGTTGCGAATCGAGCCAAAGACGTTGCGTACGGTCTTGTCGTTGTGACTGTCGACGATAGGCAACTGCTTTTTGTCGTTGCGGAATCGGACCCCATCCATGAGCAATACTTGCTTGATCCAACCGCGATCCTGGTCGTAGATGTCAATCGGCGTTTCGGTCGCAATCACCGCTCGGCCATCTTTCACGGTCCCGAATTGGCGAACAATCGAACCGCCCTCGATAGGCTTGGCTTGGTGTCTTGCGTCAAGTTCCTTGCGTCGCTTGATTAGGTCGCTTTTGTTCATGCTGTCACCTCAGCCGGTAGCGTGTCCACTGATCCGTCTTTTGCGTCGTCAATTAGGGCCTGTACGCTCGCTTCGCTCATGCCGACCGACGATAGGAACACCCTGGCCGCCGCTTCGCTGATAGCCCCGCTGGAAAGCTCGTTGAGGGTCTTGGCAATGGCTTTGCGGTTGCGGTTGAATTGGAGCGTCGATAGCCCCATCATTTCGCCGCTTCCGGTCGCTGGTTGGGTTTCTGTCGCCCCTTGAGTTTGAGCCGCCGAAATCGCTAGCTGTTGCTGTTCCGGGGTCTGCAAGCCAAGCTTGGCAAGCAATCGATTTTCTTTGGCCCGCTGGTAGAAGACCGTCCGGAAGTTGAGCCCCTGGGCCCCAAGGACTTCGGAGTAGGTCGCCGTGAATGAATTGATGCCCGCTTCGCTTGTGACTTGCTCAACGCCCGGATCGACCCATTCCCATTTAGGTGTCTGCCATTCGACAGGGGTGAACCGCCTACGATCGCTTAGGATGTCAAACGACGAGGGGAATCCTTCTAGTCCAGTAATGGCCGCCCTGGTGCAGAACTGATCCCAAACAGGCTGTAGCAAGTGCCGAATAATGTACTTCTGAATGATGCGAAACCGCCGACGATCTTCGAGTTGGCTTGTCCGGCTCGAACTGTAGGAGGTTTGCGAATAGTCCCGAGCTACAACCTCGTAGGATAGCCCAGTGCCTACCGCGATACCCCGAAGGATAACCTTGGTCCATTCACCCGCGCTAGTGTTCGGTCGCGTTGGGTTGATAACCTCAACCGACTCATTCGGGTTGAGTTCGAAGACTAGCCCCGGCTCCAAGTATCGCTCTTGATTGCCCCTCCGGTCTGTCCCGTCGCCCGCTTCTGGGTCGCTTAGTCTGCCCAATGGCGTTTCGGTCTTGATTGCCGCCGTGAAGCAAGACGCAATAGCCGAGGCTTGGAGCTCGTTGTCGAGATACGTTCCAAGGTCGCGAATGGACGCCAATGCTGGAGCGAACCAAGTGACGCCCCGCGTCTGTCCGACTCGATCTTGCCTGAATAGATGGATGATTTCCCTGGCCGGGATTTCCTTCGGCGTCCTTGAGACTGCGTAGGGCTGCAAGGGGTGATCGTCATAAATCATATAGGCAAGGGGCTTGCCTGATTCATCAACCTTGATCCCGCGAATCACCCGCGTACCATCGCCGCGATCGATGCCCATCGTGTAGGTGTCTCGATCGGTCGCTAGCCTGTCGGCCTCGATGATTTCAAGGGCCATCGGAATCGGTCGAGAGATGCCCCGGTATTCCGTTGATGGTAGATTGACTACCCTGATTAGAACCTCGCCCGCTTCGACCATTTCGCGAAGGGCGATAATTTGGATTTCTTCGAGGGTAAGCCGCCCGTTGATATCCGCGACTTCAGACCACTCGGACCAAGCCTTATCGCGTAGGTCGTTGATGTCCTCGATGTCATCGCCTTCGGGGGTCTCGAAGGTCGATTGGGCTTGGATGCCAGCACCGACAACCGAAGAAACGATGGTATCTACAACGCCCCATGCGTAGGAATTGTCTCTAACCAGCCGCCTTGCCTCTGCCCTGAGACGGTCAGCCCCGAATGGGCCCATAAGCTCTTGGTCGGCTGGTAGATTCTTCGGGTGTCTGTTGCTGCTTACCCGCGATGGTTCGGCCCCTTGGTAGGATCGCGCAAGGGCCTTGCGTGCTTGCTGCCGTCGCAATCCTGCGATTGGGCTAACTGCCGAGACAACCGAATCAATAAATCGAGTAATCATCGACGGCCCCCCACGATTCGCCCGAGGGAGATACCGCCCGATCCGCTTTCACGCTGGACCTGATGCAACAACGCTTTTCGCTGTTCGAACAATGACGTTAGGTCAAGCTTGGTAACAGTCCTGGAGCCAATGCTATACTGCGACGCTCCCCCGTTTAGGAGGGCCTCTATAGCTGCGTCGATTAGTGCCAACATAGATGCCG